AATTAAAAGAAAGAAAAGGAACCCATGACCAACGCACCAGAGAGGTTAAGAAAGAAAATTGAAAAAATATTAGAAGAAGGTTTTGATGACTATAAAGATGGCTGGAGCTATTATGAAAGTGTAATTCCTAAACTTGAACAACTATTTAAGGCAGAGATGAAGAAGAATTTAAAAATGTTATTAGACGCATGATTTGAAGGTTCTCGGGGGGGAGTATGGGGATATGGAATCAGTGACATTGATAACCAAGGAAGGTATCCCGAACGTGCTCGCCCCCGAAAGCCTCGAAGTTTTAGCGTAGGATATGAAAGAAATAGTTTTACCTATTATTTTAATGATAGTTGCAATATTTTTGCTTTGTGTTGCTTGGGCTTTTAATACTCTAAGTAAATTGCAAGACCCAGAAGATCATGGTGAGGGATGGAAAAAGACCCACCACAAGAAAAAGAAATGAAGTATATGGTCAAATTTATGAATCCGAAGAAGTGATATAATACTGATGAGTTCTTCTTGGCATGACGATATTAACTGATTTAAACAAGTTGTATGAAAAAAGTAAAGCCGACTAAGTTACAAAGAACAACGGTAGAGATATTAAAGGATAATCCAAAAATGTCTTTAGCAAAAGCCATGGTAGAAGCTGGCTATAGTCCATCCACGGCTAGGCATCCGGGTTATAACTTCGTCGCATCAAAAGGAACCACTACGGCTTTGGATCAATGGAGAGAGGCCTTACGAGGATCGGGACTAAACGAAAATAAAATCATCGAAAAATATAAAGAATGGTTGGATGCCAATAGAGTAACAACCAGTTTAACTGATCCAGACCGTGTGGTTCCCGATTATCAAACCCAACTCAAAGCGGGTGAAATGCTTAGAGAAGATCTGGGTATCAAGGTCAAAGACGCTGCTATACTACAGCAGTTTAATATAGACAAAATGGGAGTGGAATTTATAGAAGGAAATGTTGAGAGTCAAACTTAGCCCATGGCAATTAGAAGTAGCAAAAGACACACACAGATTCAAAGTAATTTGTGCTGGAAGAAGAAGTGGTAAATCCACACTTGCACAACTTATTACATTACAGTGGGCAACTAAAAATGTTGGAGTATATTACATAGTTTCGCCAACATATAAACAGGCAAAGAGTATTCATTGGCGGGAACTTAAAAATATTATCCCGAGAGATTGGATATTGAAAACAAATGAAACAGAATTATCCTTCACGCTCAAAAATGGGTCGACTATTGAACTCAAGGGAGCTGAGAATCCAGATGCCCTTAGGGGAATTAAGCTCAGGGGACTTGTCATTGATGAGATCGCATCTATACGAAACTGGGATTGGCTTTGGCAAGAAGTACTTAGGCCTACTCTTACAGATTACGAATCCCCTACGATATTTATATCTACCCCTAAAGGTTACAATCATTTTTACGAACTCTACAACTTGGGCCAACAAAAAGACAGTGACTATAAATCATGGAAATTTACGTCCTATGATAATCCTTACATCCCAGCCCAAGAAATAGACAATGCTAAAAAAGAACTTACAGAAGACACATTCCAACAAGAGTATATGGCAGATTTTAGGAAGTATACGGGCTTGGTTTACAAAGAATTCCAGAGAGAAGTCCATGTTATCGAACCGTTTGATATTAACGAATCCTGGTCAATCTACAGATGTATGGACTTCGGTAGCACAAACCCAACAGTCTGCTTATGGATTGCGGTTGATGGAGACGAGAACTGGTTCATTGCAAATGAGCATTATGAGTCGGGACAATCAATCGATTATCACGCAGGTCAAATCAATGCCAGTCCTTACAGCAAGTCAGTGGTCCAAACTTTTGGAGACCCTAGTGGAGCACAATTTATTACAGAGTTTGCTACCAGAGGTATATATATCACACCTGCGACAAAAGAAACAAGTACAGCCTTTAACACATGGGTCAGATTTAAAATTGAAAAGGTTGCAGAGAAACTTAAAAGAATACCTGGACACACAGTGGGGAGCATGCAGTCATCTACCTTTTCAGAGCAGTCGCAGACTCTCGGAATGCCAAGCTTGTTCATCTTTAGCAATTGCACAAATGTTATTCGAGAATTCGAAACCTATCGGTGGAAAGAAAAAAGTGTCACACAGGCACAAGACTTGAATGAACCAGATGTACCAGAGAAAGCTAATGATCATGCTATGGATGCTTTAAGTTACTTTGCAGTTAGTTACCAGAAGAACGAAGGAAGATTAAAGGACATTGCTCTTTTTGGCCAAAACTATGAAAATGTGAACAGTAATTTGAAAGATAAATGGAGAATATAAAGTCCCTTCCCACCATATTTGATCCTACTCAGTATGATCAACAACTGGAGAGTAACAATCGTAATTTAACACTTGTTTTAGATTCACTATTTCCTAATCTCACTATTCCACACGACAATGTGTATAAAATTCTTCAGTACCTAGATCAAACATCAGTTAACCCTGAGATATTGCCCCGTGTCATTCGTAGCGTGCAAAATATAATATTGGGGAGCGGGCAAGGAGAAGTTCTCATCCACGTTAGAAAAAACACAATGATGGTGGAGGCGCGTGAGAGGGACGTCAAAATTAGCACTAAACATATAGACACGAGTGTCTAGTGTGTTATAATAATTTTGTAAATTCGTACACGCTTAATGCGTAACGGCGACACTTAAATCGGTGTCGCTTTTTTTTATGTCTAAATAATGGCAAAAATTCAAGTACAAGCCCGTGGATCAGAGGAAGAACAAAAACTCTTCAGTGAGGTTAACAACCACTACATTATGTCTAAGCTTGATTTGGATCAAAGAATCAGACGTAAAAACGGTTTTGATGATATGGACAAGTTGTTTGCTAGTTATATTGACCCAGCTACTTGGCCATATAGATCAGTACTCTTTGATGCTACCCCATTCAGCACGATAATTGAAAAAGACGCAAGACTCATGGGTGGGAAGTTAACAGGAAGACTTGCCCCCCGCGAGGACTCTGATGCATTGGGAGCTGAGATTAATAATGAAATAATTAGATACCAAAGAGATGAGTTATCTAAAATTGGGCCATCGGCAATTGAACGCTGGCACATGCTTTCTCAAAACGCGCGTAAATATGGCTCTGGCTTTGCCATTAAAAAGTGGAGATATGAAACAAGAATAGATCCGAGTGGCAAAAAAAGAAAAGTTTTCTACGATTGCCCAGATTTTATTGTATGTAATCCGAGAGACGTACTTGTTAATCCCTCATATCCTTATATCAATAAATGGTTTCAGTATAGGGAATATAACACACTCAGTGAGCTCACTAGTGTAAATGATACTGCTCGCACCAAGCCCATATATAAAAACTTGGATATTTTGCGCAGCGCCATTCAAGAGGATAACCAATCCAAATCTTCAGACAGAAGAGAAAGTAATTATGTGAGTAAAAACAAACAAATTAAAGGATTAACTGACACATTAGGCCAAGACCAAGTGTATAAGGTGGTGGAACTTATTACTGAGTATCGCCCAAACAGATGGATAACATTCGCCCCACGCTATGGAGTAGTGGTTAGAGATATACCAAACCCATACAATCATCAACAAATTCCTGTCATTCATTTAAAGTACTATGCTCTTCCAGATGATATCTACGGTATTCCGGAACTGGAACCCGCTGTTTCTCAAATTAAGGGAGTAAATGCTCACTTGTCTGCATACTCAGATACAGTGGCTACCCTCACTAAGCCTCCTATCATGGTTAATCCAATTAATGTACGCATGCATACGCTTGAAATGATTCCAGAGGCCAAGTGGCTCATGAATAATCCTGGAGCGGATGTTATAGCATATAAGGGAGATTCCTCAATTACCTCTAACTTCCAGTCAGTTTACACAATTATGAAAAGCTCTACTCTAAACGCATTAGGCGAAGCTTCTCAGGGCATTAGCAACATTGATCCTTTGCAGCAAGACAAAACGGCAACTGAGGTTAGAGACACCAGTTTCACTCGTAACGTACGTGACAACATGAATTTGATATTTTTATCAGAAGCTTTAAAGCGTGATGTCATGTTTTCACTGTCTATGAATAAACAATTTTTGTTTGCTGGAAACGCAGGCAAGGTAAAAGTTATTAGGATTGTAGGCAAAGACGCAGCCGAGTATTTTAATCGTCAAGGATTATCGGATATTAGGCCTACCCATGAAGACACACAAGCCGTGGCCATGGGGACACTTGATCCCAATACAATTACGCCAGGACCGAGATTTGGAGTTAAAACATCAAATGGAGTGGTTCCTAAATTTGCTCCAGACGAAACAGGACAAGGTGGAAACCTTTATGTGGAGCAAGGAGATCTGAGTGGTGAATATGACTACATTCCAGATGTAGAGAGTATGCAAGCACCAAGCAGTCAATCTGTAGAACAAAAGTTAACAGCAATACTTGGCGTACTAACTAACCCTGTTGTATTACAAGAACTTCAAATGGAAGGCAAGAAACCAAAGATATCAGATCTCTTAATTAAGATGTTTGAATCCACCAACGTAATTAAAGATGCCGAGCAGTATTTCGAGGATATTCCCCAACAACCGCAAGTTCCTGGAATGATGCCAGGACAAATACAAGATGTCCAAAATCAAGCTCTCAACCGAGGAGCTCCAGCTGCAACAGCAGGGGTTCCGTCTCAAGGAAATGTCGTCCCAGGAGGGATGGCAGCTCCTATGCAAATGGTTGGAGGACAAAATACACAATTCATGGGTTGATCCCAGATCGTTTAAAAACGACGAGGAATATGCGTATGCAAATAAAACAGCATGGGCTTTTGCAAGTTGTGCTCAACAAATTATTGATTACGTAAACACGAATATTGAACAGGCTGAAATGTTAAGTAAAAAAGAAAAAGGACAAATGATAGATAAATTGCGGGAGGGGGTGAGTTAAATGGGTTTAAGAAGTTTATTTAAAGTGAGGCAACCAGGAAATGGACAATCAGCCCAAGATACTTTTGAAAGAGCGTCAAAGGAAAGTAAGTCCAGAAAGTTTCCAAGTCAGGATAATAGTCAGAATTCTGGAGGCAAGAAACCCGTTAAGTAAATATGATTACAGTAAAAAACGTAGGATCAATTGAGACAAGTGGAGCGAGTAACAAAGATACTAATTTAAGTAAAGTTTTTGGTGATCAAGGGACGGTTCGTGTTTCGTATGAAAACAGAGAGTATGTTTTTGGTCCAAACAATGAAAGGTCATTGGAAGATGGAATCGCTCTCAATCTTATTGCTCAAGACTCACGTCTAAGAGCAGTTGGAACTAGAGAAGCGTCTGTTATTGGCAATGCAAGTCTTACATTGAGAACGTAAGGAGGTGAATTGTATGGCAAAGAAAAAGATAATGTCTAAATCTGTAGCTGCTAAAAAAGCCCGAGGAGGAGCAGACATGGGTAAAAAGGGTAAAAATTTTAAAAAGGTTGCCGCCAAAGCAGCCAAGAAATATGGCTCATTGGCCGCAGGAAAGCGTGTAGCTGGAGCTATGTTTCAACACATGCGTAGAAAGGGGATGCTTTAATGCCTTTTACCAAAGTTGGACAAAATAAATATATTAGTCCGAGTGGCCGTAAATGGACTAAAAAGCAAGTAATTGCATATTATGCAACCAACGGATTTAAAAAAAAAGTTAGAGGATCTACCAGAAAGTCAAAATGATTTTTGGAAACAGTCTGAAGTTCATACTAATCTGTTTTGGCAGACGAAGGAAGGGGCTGCTAAAGAGGTTAAGAGCACATTGAAAGATCACTATTTTGTGAGAATTCCTGGACACCAGGCCCAGTGTACTCATTGTTCTTGGGGGTTCCAACTTGACTGGGGAGACAAGGTTAAAGATGGACATCTCTATAACAAAGAGGGAGAACTTGTGATTTGAGATTGTGGGGTAACTTTCTGCCCAGGAGTCCCTACAATCTCAGTTTACAAATTCATGACTTGTAAATTTGACGTGTCACTTACGTAACCCAAGTTGCATAAAGGGGGTGATAAATATGGATGAAACCAAAAACGTGGCTGCAAAAAGCGCGGTAGAGACAACTACCCAACCCAGCTCGCCACAGGGTAAAGTACCTGAGACCCAGGTAGAAACGACAATAAAGGAGCAACCAATAGTTGAGCCTGATTTACCAAACGAAGAAAGTGAAGCGCGGAGGGCGTTTCAACAACAGAGATTGGAAAATAAACAGCTTAAGGAAGAGCTGGACAGACTGAAGTCTGAACAGGATGGAAGGATTAGGAATGAATCCGCCTTCGATTCGTTCAGGGCACCGACGCAGCCTGGGGTGAAACAAGTTGATATTAATCAATTTGCAGATCCCAATACAGGTGAGGTCAATTGGAACGCGTATAACGCCGCACAAACTGCAAATGTGCAAGCGGTAGCCGCAGCCCAATCAGCCCAAACAGTTAAGGATCAACTTGATGAATATCAAGCTAGATCTAAGTACCCAGATGTCTTTAGTGACAAAGAACTGGAAAAAGAAGTAGCAGCGCGCTACCTTTTTGAAAAGTTAAATGGGAATACTAATGTCACAGTTGAAAGCCTAGCCGGGCAAGTTGCAAAAAGAGTGAATAAAGCTCTTGATAAAGCCGCCCAGCAGGGAGCTGAACAGGCATTGACCGAGCTTAGTCCGAAAGAACAGGCATCATTAGCCGTGAGTGGTACAACATCAGCACCATCTCGTCAGGCACGTTCTGCTGAAGAACAAGAGGCATTAAGCCTTAAAACAAGACGAGGAGGAGAAGAAGCCATTGACGCGATTGCCCAACGATTGGCTGGCCGGAGGTAATAGATCCTTGATCTTAGAAAGGAGAATTACAAACAATGTTAGTTACATTGAGCGTGGGTAGGAATACTACATGCTTAGGTGTACGCAAAGAGCAATCTTTGTGAGAAAACACTTGTCTGAATTCGGTGAATAGCCAATTGCTTGTTGAGAACGTAACCAACATATGTTACAATCAAAACATGAAAAGGCCAACCCCGAGCCAACTTGTTTCGCACTTTAACATCGGATGGATAGCAGGAATAGTCGAAGGAGAAGGTTCTCTGGCTTTTTACTTTAGTAAAAGAAAGAAACCTTTAAAAAGCGGTTTGCCTTGTAGACCTTCACCTTTTTACGGAGTAGTTATTGTTAATACAGATTTATCAATAATAAATGAAGTAAAGCGGATTTGGGAAATACTAGGATACACGGTTAAATATCGACTTAAAAGTTCCAGCAAAAAACAAAGAGAAGGATCTTATAAATTTACGAAGCCTTGTTACGAAATAACAATAAGACGACGTAATGACATAGAACAGTTCTTGCCTTTAATAGAACCTTATTTAGTAGGTTATAAAAAAGCTAGAGCAAATGAAATATTAAATTATTTCTCGACTCATCCATTCGGTTTAAAACCAAGACAAGAGGTGTAACGACTAAGCGACAAGCTCCCACTGGGATGAAGCTATAGTCTGTTCTTAATAGGAATATTAAGAGAGTAGCAGAAATGACTACTCCCGCCATAAGGCGAGCAACAATAAAGATGACGCTGTTGATAGGCGTGAAGATTTATTGGATATCGTCGGAGATATTACTCCCGATGATACGCCAATTGCTACTATGCTTAAAACATCAACTGCTAGCAATACGTTACATCAATGGTCAGAAGAGTACATTACTCCTCCAACCTCAGTAACAAATGCGGCAGAAGGTGCACAAGCAACTTATGCAGCCCTTACAGTTCCTCAAAGAAGAACCAATATCACAGCGATATTGACACAAACCTTTAGAGTGTCTGGTACAGAAAGGTCGGTTAATCCAGCAAATGGACAAGACCCCATGGACTACCAGGCAGCTAAGGCCTTGAGAATCTGGAAAATGAATCAGGAATACAATCTTATAAACGGTTCTACTAATGGGGTGGCATCAGGAGCATCAGGTACTGCGCGCGGAATGGCAGGACTTATTAATGTCATCACGACGCTTTATACTGCACGCAATTCTGGTACATCACTATCTGAAACCGAATTCCAAGATATGCATCAGGATTCATGGAACCAGGGTGGTACAGACAATTCATTCGACTTAGTTCTTGTTCCTTTTGGACTCAAGAGAAAAATCGATGGATTTACTGCGGGCGCTACTAAATATGTTGATCAATCTGACAAGAAACTTACCCAGCCAGTTGCTATTTATGAAACCTCTGCTGGAGTTGCACGTATAATGCAATCCAGATATGTTCCATCCGCAGCAGCAACGCCAGGACCAAGATTCTTAGGTCTTAAAGAGGATCTCTTTAGGGTGGCTTACCTACGTAAACCATTCAGAGAAATGCTTTCCAAAGATGGTGATCGTGAGAACGGTCAAATCGTTGGAGAATTTACTCTCGAATACCTTGCAGAAAGGTCTTCTGTAAATAGGAGCGGATATAACGTTAACGGGTAACCGCTAACTTTGTCCTCTAGCCCGTTCCCTCACGGGCTAGGATGACAAAAATGATACAAACAAAAGATCCGTATTTGGAGTTATACGCATACGAGAAAATGAAAAATCCCTCGAAGAGGATAGTTTTTCGTGCATATAACAGACGAGTGGTTGACGGAATTGATTGGCTGGAAAGAGAAATTGGCATGAGTCGGGATAAGGTTGAGACCTCCGACGACTGGATGGCAATCTCAAAGATACTCGAGTTTTGGTCAAGGACTTGGCCTAATGAGTGGAGTGATTATGTAAAATCTATGCGTGAAATTCGTGCTACTCGTGCCAGAAAAGACGGTTATTCAAAGGAGAAGGGAGTAAAAGGTATGCGCTATCTTGGAGCACTTCCACCTCGCCTGATGCGCCTTATCAAAGTATATTTTCCCTACCAACAGTGGAACCGAGAATTTGTTGATAAATTTACAAATAATATTAAGATTAGTAAAGTTGGGGAAAAAGTGGACACTTGGTTTACAATCCCAAACGCCCCCCAACAACGAAAAGATGTTGTAAAAGAGGCCGTCGAGAAGCTATTATCAGAGTTGAAAGAAGAAAAGAAGGAAAAAAATGGCAATACAAAACACAACCCTCGCAGGAGCTGAACACGATTGGTATGCAACTCGTAGTGGAATGGCTGCTAACGCTCCCTTGGATGAACACAAACGTGCTTATTATGTCTCAAAAGGGATTACGGGCTCTAAAAAACCTCTTTCCCAGATGGAAAGAGAGTGGCTTCAAACCCTAACTGGGGTTACCTCTCAGAGGTTAAACGATATGTGGTTACAAGCCGTGGCTGGACAAGGCTTAACCCCAACTCGTCACATAAATTCAAATAAATTCCTCTTCTTCACCAGCGTTGCAGGCAGTCCCTAGTGTGTTATACTACAGTTAATCGAACGGGCTAAAAGCCTCATGACGAGGAACTTAATTGGGCCTCGTCTTTTTTATTGGACTGAAAATGAAAATAGCAGCAGCTTTAATTGTCAAAGATGACACAGAAGTAAAACAGTTAGACCGTTGCCTTAAGTCAGTTGCTCCATTTGTAGATAATGTTTTTATTACTGGCACAAAAAAACCACAGGTAAAAATTAAAAAACTATGTAAGAAATACTCTGCTCAATGGAGTTGGTTTGCCTGGACAAAAGATTTCTCTGAAGCCCGTAACTACTGTTTTTCAAAAGTCCCCAGAGAATATGACTGGATTTTCTGGTTGGATACCGACGATGTCCTAGTTGGTGGGGAAAACTTAAAAGTTGCAGCCCAGATGGCCGATGAGAAAAACATTAAAGCCATTTATGCACGTTACCTCTATTCAGTTGAGCAAGACGAAAGGGGACGTATTAAACAAATTTTAATTGAACATTTACGCGAGCGTCTCATTAAAAATGATGGGACGTATAAGTGGATTGCCCCAATTCATGAGACACTCATAGAACAAGTCCCAAGTGGCAAAACCGATGTAGATAGTTTCTATGTAGTGCACTTGGCAACAGGCGCAGACAGGTTAGCTTCATTAGATAGAAATGTGGAGATCTTAGAAAACGCAATCATTAAAGATTCCTCAGATCCTAGACCTATTTATTACTTGGCCAAAGCCTATTTTGATACACGAGATCCCTTGCTTTGCTACGATTCAGTGGGACCAGGTCTAGATTCAATTACGGCCGAACTCATTAAAGACTATATTAGGAAGTCTGGTTGGCCAGAGGAACGCTCCCAAGCTTGGGAATATTTGGCGATGATCCACCGCGACAAAGGGGAAATGAAAAAAGCTCATTACGCACTCCTTGAGGCAGAGCACGAATGGCCCAGGTGGATATCGATTTATGTTCAACAAGCTTTGACGTATGTCATGGAAAAGCAGTGGGAAAACGCCATGCATTATATAGATATTGCCCGAAACATGGAGATACCGAAGACGACGCTTGTTACCCAACCACGCGACTATAAATCAATGATATTAGAAGCTCTTTTCCATATATATTTAAATACTGGAAAATTAGACGAAGCCGAAAAAGTAGCCATTGGTCTTCTTGAACTTCTGCCCAACGAGATAAATAAGGAAAGGCTAGAGGGAGTTATGGATGTCAAACATAGAAACAATATGGCTCACTGGATAATTAAACTTGCATATCATCTTAAAAACACCGGACAAATAGATAAACTTCAATCAATTATAAACGCAATTCCGAAAGAGATTGAATGGGAACCAACATTAATTAATCTTAAAAATGAGTTTATTAAACCCACCACTTGGGGCAATAAATCAGTTGTTATTTATTGTGGTCCAGGATTTGAAAAGTGGAGTCCAAAGAATATTGCAAAAGGAATTGGAGGAAGTGAAGAAGCTGTTATCTATCTTTCAAAAGAATTAGCAAAGTTAGGTTGGGAAGTAACAGTGTTTGGTGATCCACAGGAAGACGAGGGAGTTTACGATGGTGTCAACTGGATTCCTCACTACAAAATTAACTGGAATGATAACTTTAATATCATTATCAGTTGGAGGCAAATTGGAATGTTTGATTTACCAATAAAATCAAAGAAGAGTTATCTTTGGTGCCATGATCTTTTGAATCAACTTGAATTTACTCCTGAGAGGTTAGCAAAAATAGATAAAGTATTTGTACTAAGTAAGTATCACAGAAGTGGAATACCAAATGTACCTGATGACAAAGTGATGATAAGTAGTAATGGTTTAAATATATGAGAAATACAAAACAAATAGTTTACGGTTCTAGCTACGATAGAGGTCTCCAGCATCTATTGGAGATATGGCCTGATGTAATTAAAGAAGTCCCAGACGCTAAGTTAGTTATATTTTATGGGTGGAATCTCTTTGACAAAATGCTTAGTGGAAATCCTGCATCGATGTCTTGGAAAGAAAAGATGCAAAGATTAATGACTCAACCTGGTATTACAGAGCTAGGACGTATTAGCCATGAAGCCTGTATTAAAGAGTTTGAGAAAGCAGGTATCTGGGCGTATCCATGCCACTTCGGAGAGATCAGTTGTATAACCGGCATGAGAAGCCAGGCATACGGAGCATGGCCTGTTGTAACTAACTGGGCAGCACTTAAAGAAACAGTACAGTACGGCGTTAAAGTCGAAGGAGATATATATGAACCTGAAGTAAAAGAAGAATACACAAAACAACTAATAGAGACTTTAAAAAATCCACCAACGGAAGAGCAAAGACAGGAAATGATTGACTGGGCACGTAAAACATTTCCTTGGGGTAAGGTAGCAAGTGATTGGGACAAAGAATTTAAATCAGCTCCTTCACTTGAAAAACAGATAGACATACTGATGGACGACAACCAACCAATGAAAGCATGGGATTTGGTGAAAGACACAGATTCACCATTGAAAGAAAAAGTATATGCAAAAGTCCGTCATGCATTTGAACCAGAGGAATATAAAAAGTTCTATTCAGAACATTTACCAGAAACCCCTATTGATGAAAAGTACATGACTCAAGCTGAAAACATTTATCCACGATGGGATTGGTTCTTTAAATCTATTAAAAATAAAAGTGTTAAAACTATGATTGACCTTGGTTGTGCTGACGGTGTTCTTTGTCTAACCGCTGCAAAGAATGGAATTGAATCAATAGGAGTTAATCTATATAAGCCTTCAGTAGATTTAGCCAACAGTAGAGCACAAGATCTTAATTTGAATGCCAAGTTTATTTGTGGTGATCTGTTTGACCAAACCGGCAAATATAATGCCGTGGTACTTATGGAAGTATTGGAACACCTACCAGATCCAAAAAAGGGAATTGACCACTGCATGAGTCTTGTAGCCGATGGCGGGAGTTTATATTTATCTACTCCTCGCACTGATCACTTAGGAATTGAACTACACAAAAATGAGCCTAATCATAAGCATTGGGATGATTCTCTTCCCAGCGGTCATTTAAGATTATATTCTGAGGAAGAGTTAAAAAGTTTACTTGTAGATTATGAAATAATCCAATTCGTCATAGATCAAGAACATTGTATGTTAGTGGAGGTAAAAAACAAATGACAAATGTAATAAGAGACGGGATGTTTGAAGCATATTGTTCATATTGTGGCAAACCCATGAAAGTATTTGCAAAAAACAAGAGGGGAGACTTACCAACTGTCTACTGTTCTTCTAAGTGTGAAGGGGATGCCAATTATGAAAAAAAATTCATTAACCGCCAACGAGCTTGATACCAAAGTTTGTGAGTATATTAAAATATTTGATATTGGAGAATTGGGTAATCAACTTTCTTTGATTGCGTCCGGTCAACTGGATGAGATATATGACCGTGGTCCAAATGCAAATAGATATTATCAGTGGCTTGCTTGCCTAATGAGGGTACTCAAACCTAAACAAGTAGTGGAGTTGGGGGCCGCTGCTGGTATCTCCACCATCATGATGGCATCCCAACTACCAAAAGAATCAAAGCTTTATTCAGTAGATATAGATAAGTCAATTGCTTGGAAGTGGATGAATAGAGATTATCCACAAGTGGAAAAAGTTTTGGGAGATGACACAGATCCTGACTTGTGGAGAAAAAACTGGTCTGGATCCAAGTTTGATGGCACGTTTGATATGGAATTAGGACCTGATCTTAGTAAGACCGATATCTGGTTTATAGATGCACTTCATACAAAAGAGCATTTACAAAAGGAATTAGATTTATACACTCCCTTCTTCAAGAAAGGTACAGTTGTAGTTCTTGATGATATTCGTATGGATGGTCTTTGGGATATTTGGCGAGCACTCCCGTATGATAAGTGCGAGACAACTAATCCTAATCATCATACTGGATTCGGCCATTTCATTGTATGAAAATTTTAATCACTGGCGCCTGCGGATTTATAGGAAGTCATTTAGTAGATAAACTTATCAAGGAGGGTCATGAAGTATATGGCATTGACGATTTATCTGAGGGACTAAACAATAGAAACGATAAATGTATTTACTCTATTGGTGATCTAAGAGACAAAGACTTTACGAATAAAGCATTAGCCGAGATAAAACCAGAAATCATATACCACCTGGCTTCGCATGCTGCCGAATCAAAAGCACAGTTTAATCCGATAGAGATATTTACTAATAACTATAATACATTTCTTAATACTTTGGTTGCCGGTCTTGCTTGTGGAATGAAAAAAATTATTGTGACAAGTTCTATTGCAGCGTATGGAAATATAAAATCTCCTTTTTCCGAAGAAGACGAACTACATCCAGAAGACATTTACGCTCTTGCTAAATATTCTATGGAAAAGACACTTCAAATACTTTCAAATGTTCATGACTTTCAGTACGTAATCACACGCCCCCATAATGTATATGGACCAAAACAATCATTCATTACTCCCTATAGAAATGTGATAGCACTTTGGATGAACGCTTTAATGAAAAATAAACAATATGTAATCTATGGATCTGGAGGTCAAAAGAGAGCCTACACCTACATTGACGATTTAGTTGATGGATTATATAAATGTTTGTTTGTAGCCAATGAAATATTTAATATAGGAGCAGACGAGTCTTACTCGCTTACAGAGCTTTCTGACGCACTGCAAAAGGTTACAGGAGGTAAATTACCCCCACTCCATTTACCAGATCGTCCTCAAGAGGTGAAAATTTCTCTTGAAAATCACAGCAAAGCAAAGAAACTACTGGAATACAAGACAACGGTTACTTTAGAAGAGGGATTAAAAAGGACTTGGGAATATGCAAAAAGTATTGGTCCACAGGAACTTATTTATACAGATATTGAAATTCCAAGTGACAAAATGCCAGCTAATTGGAAGAAATGAAAATACTTTATATAACTACAGACATGGAGGACTATTTATCTGATGGTATTTTATATGGTCTTCGTATGAAGTATGGATCGGATGTTATTGATTTTCCCAAGAAAGAATCGATGTATGAAGGGGGAAAAAATATTGTTGATTATGGTGGTGGGTTTACCTTGTGGGGACTATTGCCCAACATCTTAATAGATCGAGAAAATATGCAAGAAAGAGTTGATAATAACGAATTTGATGTAATTGTTTTCTCTGACATATATAGGCAACAAGAGCCATTTTCACATTGGACTGTTTTTCTTCTCTTTGAGAATTGTAAGATTGCTGGGAAAAAATTGGTATTTCTTGATGGCACGGATGATGGCAAACCAACTGTATATGATGCACTTCATTGGGGAACTTATTTTAAAAGAGAGAACCCTTTCAAATATAATGGTATTAAGATAATTGGACTTTCCATTCCGGAGGAAAAAATATTGACAGAGAAACCAATAAAAACTAAGACGTTTGCTAGATATTGTCAAGTAGATGAAGCATATACGATTCCTCAGATTAAAGAACAGTGCAGTAAAGAAAGATTCATAAAAGAAGAAGAATATTATGCAGATTTGGCAGCTTCCAAATATGGACTTGGAATGAAAAAGAGTGGTTGGGATACTCCCAGGTTTATGGAGTATGCAGCTAATTGGTGTGTACCTTGTATATATACAAAGGGTTGGAAATGGGATGGTAAAACGTGGTACGACAAACCAAAAGAAACTCATCCTCTCGGGTTAGTTGATATGGAAAACTGCATCCTCTGGGATGATCCAAAGATGTTAATGGACAAAATAGAAAGAATAGAAGGGAACGGAACGTATAATAAAATATCAAAGGGAGCGAACGATTGGGTTAAAACAAAGACATGTGAAGTAATGGCTGACTACGTAATGAATAATATATGAAACCAAGAAACACCTGTAGAGTTTGTTTAGGAGATAAATTAGAAAAATTATGGGATTTTGGGATGACTCCACTTGCTAATTCTTACTTAACAAAAGAAGAGTTAAATAATCCTAAAACATTCTATCCACTTATTGTTAATAAGTGTGTGGGATGTGGAAATCTGCAACTATCTCACGTTATTGATCCTAGAGTAATGTTTGAAAATTACCTATATGTGTCTTCTACTTCCAAGGTATTCCGTGATCATTTTATTAATTTTGCAAACACAGTTAATCCTAACTTTATAATTGACATAGGAAGTAATGATGGAATACTTCTTAAACCTTTTAAAGACCGTGGAATACGGGTATTAGGGGTTGATCCGGCTGTTGAAATAGCAAAGAAAGCAACAGAAGAGGGGATACCTACGATACCAGAGTTTTTTGACACAAGAATATCTAATTTAATCGTGAAGGAGTATGGACAGGCAGATTTAATTACTGCAACGAATGTGTTTGCACACATAGATGATCTAGAAGAAGTAATAAGTGGAGTTAAAATAATGCTTAATTCCAAAGGAGGATTTGTTGTAGAGGTACCTGATCTTGATATTATGCTTCGGAAAGGTTCTTTTGATTTGATTTATCACGAACATTTAAACTATTGGAATGAGAAATCTTTAACAACATTCTTTAATTTACATAATATGTTGGTGGACAAAGTTGAAAGAACACCTGTTCATGGTGGTTCATTAAGAGTATATGCAAAACTTTCAAAATAAAATCTTTTTAAATAAAAGTAAACTAATATCTACCTTGTGTAAAATCAAAAGAGAAGGTAAGACGATTGCTGCATATGGAGCTCCGGCAAAAGCTACAACTTTTCTTCACTATTTTGGAATAGGAGCTAGTGTAATCGATTTTGTTGTTGATGATTCACCTCTGAAAATTGGTAGATATATGCCCGGGAATCACATCCCGATAGTCTCATCTGAAGAGTTATATAAAAATAAACCTGATTATGTATTGATATTAGCTTGGAATTTTGCAAAACCAATAATGGAAAAACTAAAAGAAAACGGATATAAAGGCAAGTGTATTGTTCCATTCCCATGAAAATAAATCCTAAAGAATTGTTTGAAAAATACAAAGATGAAATACAGGCGACTGATGGATTAGAGATAGCAGCCATGTGGGAATCTCAATATGATGATTATAGTGCTGCTGTTAATTACTCTGTCGTACGTGAACTCAAACCCAAGGTAATAGTAGAATTCGGATCACGCACCGGAAGGTGTACCTACGATATTGTACAAGCTTTAGAAAAGAATGGTGGAAAATATAATTTCAAAAGTTACGAGAAAGATGATGGATTAAGAGAGGTTGCACAAAGCAATTTAAAAAGGTTATTGAAAGATAAGGCTGTTATTCTAGGAGGAGATATTCTTAAAGCAAAAGATATCCCAGACAATATAGAATACTTGTTTGTAGATAACTCACACGATGGGCCAACAACCGAGTGGTTATTTGATACTCTTCTTAAGAAATGTATTCCTGGAGCAATAGTGCAAATTCACGACATACCCCTAATAGATGGGTTTAATTTAAAAAAAGATGGAGTATTTGACGAAACAAACGAGATAGTTAGAAGACATAAAAACGGGACTTTACCATTAAAAATGCTCTACTGTGCAAGTCAGGATACTAATTGGGAGTCTAGTTGGTGGGAGTATACACCATGAAAAAGATTGCGTTTGTGTGGTTTTGGGAACAAGCATCGGAAGTTATGCCTAATTGGCGTGATGGACTAAGAGCTGCGATGGAATTTATTAGCCAAAATCATCATGTACAGTGGTTCTTTGATAAAGAGGTTCCCAGTCCAGAAGACAATTTTGACATAATATTACTTTGGAGTGATGATTCGTGTGAATTTATTAAGCACTTGCCAGATTATAGTGCCAAAAAGGGTTTGTTTTTAACTACAAATCCCCATAATCAGGGGAATTTACTAGCTTTTGATGCAGTATTTTGTGAAAGCACGCCTGTATTACAAGAAGTTCGTAACCTTGGTGCCAAAGGGGTAAAAGCATTCGCCACCGACCAAGAGTTTTTTAGTCCTCCCATCAAACCAATAAACAAAACAATTGAATATTTTTACCCAGCTACTTTTAGTCCCTGGAAGAGACAGTCAAAAATCGCTTACTTGGGAGATAAGTTGTTGTGTGTTGGGACTATCCAACCAGATGGAAAAACAGAATATCAGGAATGTATAGACAAGGGAGTAAAAGTAGAAGTTGGATATTTTCCTGCTATAAAAATAAGGAATTATTACAGAAAATCCAAGCGAGTTACTATACCTGCCATTCATGGAAGTGAGCGAACAGTTCTTGAAGCTATGAGTAATGACATTGTTCCAACGGTTAATCCAGAAAACATAAAGGCGTGTTCTTATTTGGAAGAATTGAAAGAGTCAGGACTTGGCCCCCGAGAATTTATACTAAAAAATTATTCAGCACAAAAATATGCTAATGTTGTCATGGAGGCGCTTATATGACACAAAACAATACTTCATTTAGTGTAGTAATGCTTACATACGATATAACACCAGATTTGGCTAACTATTCAATGCGTGCAGTTGAATCATTAAAGAAAACAAACGGTGAATTTGAATTTGTAATTGTCGATAACGGATCACCATATGGAGCAGGGGTCGTTAGACCTAATGCTGATATTTATATTAGAAATAAAGAAAATGTAGGTTATCCTGGAGCTGTTAATCAGGGAATGAAATTATCTCATGGCGAATTTGTGGCACTTTCCAATAATGATATTCGTGTTAGTTCAAATTGGATGGAAATAGCAGAAGAGGTCTTCAAAGATCCTAAAGTAGGTACTCTTCACTACAAGATGATCGGTTATGATGAACCGATGGAACAAGGCAAAGACACATGGATTGGTGGCAAAGAGAGGTGGTGTAGCTCCAGCTTCTTTGTAGTGCGTCGTGAGGCCTTCCAGGGCTATGATGAGGCATATGGTGCTGGTGGATATGACGATTACTCTCACCACCACCGAATGCGTTCTAAGGGATGGGAACAAGCATATACTAATAAAGCTGTTTATCAACATGCCGATTCACTTACATATAGATCAATGGATGATGGAAAAAACAGAAGTGAGAGAGATATTAAAAATCGTGAATACTTCAAACAAAAACATGGTGAATATCCTGACGTGTTATTTGCCAAAGAGTTTCCCGAACAGGTGGTGATTCCATGGCGACCATTTCCGTAATAACTCCTACTATTCGTCCCGAAGGACTGAGGCTAGTTGAGAAAGCACTTAATCGTCAAACATTTAAAAATTGGGAGTGGATAGTTTCAGCTCCCTCACATATTAAAATTAAAGGTTTTGAAATAGACCAACTTCTTACTGATCCACCCAAAAATGAAGGAGATTATTGGAGTGTGTATAAGTCGTACAATAAAATGATTAGACACGCAAAAGGTGAACTAATAGTTTCTATTCAAGACCATACCTCATTTGATCCTGATGCTCTTGAAAAGTTTTGGATTAACTATCAAGCCGACGAGAAGTCGATAATATCTGGTGTGGGTAATAAATATACAGATGAAACATTTACTGTTATTAGTTGGAAAGACCCTAGAGAGAAAGGAACGGGATTGAATGAGTGTAACCACAATGAAATAGAGTGGAATTTTTGTGCAATACCAAAAGAAGCAATATACTCTGTTGGTGGATTTGATGAGGAACTTGATAAATATTCCTCTCTTTGTGGTCTTGATGTACTAGATCGTCTTAAACTCCAAGGTGGATGGAATTTTAAACTAGATCAAACAAATAAATCATATAGTCTTGAACATGGACGTATGCCTATGTGGGAAGAAAATCTCCCTTTTAATGGACCATACCAGGAAAAACTAAGAGAATATCAGAAAAATTGTATACTTCCATATTTATCGAAACTATAATTTAATTATGGATGATGTAGAGATAAAGAATCCTGTCGATACTAGAAAAAGATTGGTTTCAATGGAACCAAAGATCAGTACCCCAAAGCCAGAAGTGATTTTTGACCCAGTTTTATTATCAGATAATATCCAGAAATTCGAAAAAAAGATTTTAAAACAAAAAAGAGTTGATCCTTTTGCTCGCAACTTAATTCTTGAACAACAAAAAGATAATAATACCCCTATTATCCCAACAGCAGAACAAATGGTAACAGATCATACTTACAATTTAGTTGGTAAAGTACTTGGAATTGATACTAAAAAGGAATGGAATATGTATTACGACAAAGTATATCAAATAGTCGAATGGGTAAAAGGGAAATTAAACACAAATAAAGTGGAGACGATAGTTAAATATATAAGCGAGAGAGCAAGAAGTGTGCCGACTATGGGAGCAAGAAGAATCGATGATCTCTTTATATTTTCTAAATTAAACAAATGAATTTTCAAGACATATTACACGAGGTTTATGATGGGACTAACAAAGCTCTAAAGACTGTAGGTTCTGCAGCCGCTGGCCAAGTTACTGTCAGCCCTGTTCAGGCATGGCCAGACCCTAAAACTTACATTGGATTAGTTACTATTACTGGAAGCGTTGGTTTTGCAGGCAATGTTACCCTAGATCCAGGATCAAAAACTCAGATAGTTGGTAATGTAACTCTTAGTGATTCCAAGACATATATTGGCTTAGTGACTGCAACTCTAGGTAATCCGAATGTGGGTATTTTAGGGAATGTAACCCTAACTGACTCCAAAACAAACATTGGTCTTGTAACTTTAACTGGTGGAACTGCATGGGCTGACCCAAAGGCATTTATTGGTCTAGTCACAGTCGGCAATCAGCCAAATGTTGCAGTAATTGGAAATGTAACCATTTCAGATTCTAAAGGATACATTGGTCTTGTAACCAACACTCCTGCATATGGATCAAATTCCACCGTATATACAGGTATCATCTCAGGAACAGGAAACACCACAATATTAACAGCCCCGGCATCCAATAGATTCTTTATTAAAAATATTCATATCTCGTCATTAGGCAGATCAGAACTTGAAATAAGATCGGGAGCAACAACTCTTATTCCTTTCACAGCTCTTGCTACAACTTCAGGATATGCAGAGCATTTTGGAGAAATGGGATTACCAGGAAGAGCTCAAGCGGATGCATTGGTAATTAATCTAAATGGGGGGGCAACAATATCATATATGTTTAACGTTAGATTTGAAGCATAATTATGGCAGTGGTGCTAAAATTTTCATACCATGCAGGAGGTGATTTGAATGATTAAATTTTATAATTGGAAACCAGATACTTGTGAATGCCAAGTGGAAGAAAGGCACGACACTGAAATTGATGGCCGTGAAGCATTTACTTTAAGTAAAGTTCTTAAAAGATGCCCAGTTCACGAAGGTCTTACAGATGAAGAGCTTTGGGATACCATTTTTGATAAAGAAAACAAAGTAAAGAACCAGATGTTGAGAGTTCTCCTTGGATATGAGGGATTAAAGCTTAATTTAGAAGAATCAAAAAAAAATACAGATGGAAGCAATGCAGGATTGGGGCTCAAAGAAGGAATTGAATATAACTGGAGCTTTGAAGGAACTGGAAAAGACAGAAAATTAAAGGTAGATATCAAGGGAGCCAATCTAACTCAAGCACAAAAAACAGCCATAAAGACTCTTTGTGATACAAAATTCGGTGTAGGAAAGGTGGAGGTTTTATAAATTGGCTAATTCACTTTTCTCTTTTGCAACCCAAATTACTTATAATACTGCAGGGGCGGGTAATAGTTTTTTACCTATAAGTGGTGGTATAACTTTTTCTGCTACTGAAGCTGAAGTAGAAACTCCAATTCGTGATGCAGGAACTTTTAGTAACTTATTTACTTATGTTTCTGCTAATGCCTCTAATGTGACTGTAAATATGACACTTCGAAAGAGTGTTAGTGATACCACTGTCACAGTTGCTTATACTGCGGCTCAAACTGGAATAAAAGAAGACACCTCGAATAGTGCAAGTTTTGCCAATACCGATGAAGCAACTCTTAAAAAGTCTAATTCTGCGGGGAGTGGAAATATAACATTTCGGCAGTTTGCTATACAATTTACACCCGATACTTCTAGTAATTCCATAAGCGTTTTAGGAGCTACAAGCGCACTGGCTCAAGGTAATGGTACAAAATATTCTCTTCCAGGAGGGGGAACTTTAAATGATGCGACTGCAACTGAGGCTAACGTAAAATTAAGAGTAAGAGGGACTTTTACGGCCTCCAATCTTTACACTTATGTTAATTCCAATGCTTCAAATGGAACTACCACGATCAAAACAAGAAAAAATGGTGCTGATGGGGGACAATCGGTTGCTTATACTACAGGTCAAACAGGCCAAAAGGAAGATACATCAAACACTGATTCACTGGTCGCAGGAAATGACTATAACTATTCTATTACGAATGCGGGTATCGGCAATTGTCAATTTACAGCTTTATTTTCGCGTCTTCTAAGTACAGCCGGTCAATTCGTTTTCTTAGTTGGTCAGGCGCAGGCGCAAAGCTTTAATACAACGCTTTATTACTATGCTTCCGGCCGCATGGAATCAACCGGAGCTGAGGCAGATGCCGTTATTTATCCACGTTTCCAATTTACCGCAAAAGAACTTGGGGCTTTTGTTTCGGCAAATACTATTGCAACGAGTGCAACCACTATTACAGTAAGAGATAATTTAGCTGATTCTTCTATTACTGTTTCATTTGCGGCGGCGGAAACGGGTCTTAAAAATGACAGTGTCAACACTGCGACAATTTCTATTCAAGACGATATTGGCTATAAAGTCGTAACCCCAAACACTTCTGGTTCACTCACACTTCAATGGATGAGTGTTTTGGGAGAAGTTGCAACAGCAGGTGGATCTGCAGGTAATGACTGGCCCACCTTCATGTCACGTGGATTCATGAATCCTCGTTTCAGTGGTTAAAATCTATATACAAAGACAGTTTGTATTATTAAAATCATATATATGAAAGGTGGTGATTATATATGTCAATGATTTATGATTTGGATAATGAATATGGTGGAAAGATCCTTGGGGATACTGATACACCAGGTCCATCTTTGGAAGTGAACAGCAATGCATCTCAAACTGCATTTCAAGTTGCATCGACAGCTTCAGCTAATCCTATTCAAGTAGATAGCTTTGCTGGATTTTCAGCAAGATTTAGAAGTATTGCAACAGCGGGAACTGCATTAACCGTTGGAAGAACGGTTGTTGGTTCACCTACAGTTGGATTACTTACATTCAACCATACATCCATGGCCTCAGCCGCAATTATTACCTTTAATGGAGGATATGTTTCCACAACCTCAATATTAGGTATTGGAGCAACAGGAGCAGGATTGGGTTTTGACTACGTTATTCCAGTTTCGCTAGGCGGAGTAATCAGGGGAATTCCTGTTACAAGTTTGGCAAGTTTGGTCGGAGCAGGCGCATTCTAATATGCCTCGCTGACCAAAATAGGTCATTGGCATATACTTTGAATGGCATGGCAAGAATCTGATTTACAAGCCCAGATGGCTGTTGAGTTAGATAGATCTACGACACCGCCTGCGGTGACAACGTCGGATTATTTAACTCGACGGGCCGTCTTGGACCGTGCAAACCGCGATTGGGCGGAAAGTTACGATTGGAGTCCACTTCTTAAAATATTTAACGGGAATGTCTCAACCTCTGATGGAAACGCCTCATATGCGCTTCCTGCTGATTTCAAAAAGTTAGATGGTAACCTAAGAGTAGGTGGGCTCACCTCACCTCTTTTAGTAATTAACCCAACTGATAATGGGAGATATTTAGATTCTGATAATTTTGTTAACCTTTTAGGAAACGAAAATACAGGATATGTCATGTTCTTGCACGCCGGGACACTAGCCTCTGGCACATCAATTCAGTTTACTTACTTTTCTCAAGTTACGTCCCTTTCAACCACAACAAGTGTTTCTCCTTGCCCAGACCCTACATTTTTGGTTCAAAGGGCCCTTTATTATGTTTATAAAGCAATTGAGGATCAAAGATTTCCAGAAGCCAAAGCTGAAAGCGATAGAATTTTGGCCCGCATGATTGAAAACGAAAACGCAGTTGGAAAAGCGTATGTGGATAGAACTTTCCAAGTTCCATCAATAGCAGGATTCAGAATTGGTAGGGAGTAATTATGAAATTTGAATTTAATGCCCCAGCTTACAAAGCTGCAAAATCAATTCAGCTTGATTGGAATAATTTTCGTGGAGGACTCAATACCCTTTTAAAACAAACCGAGATTAAAGATAACGAGTTGGCCCAAGCGGATAATTTGAAACTTGTAGGTCAAGGGGTTCCCACTAAGCGTGAAGGTACGGCAAACTTCTTTTTAACTGGCACCTCAGTGGCCACTGGCTCCCAGCAAGTTAGAGGCCTTAAGGGAGTACTCTTTGCATCGGGTGCCTCCGGGATAAATGAGCTTTTAGCACTATCTGATTACGGGATACTTGTTAAAAGGAATGGGGCAGTAAATACCGAAATTCCAGGAGCATCATACGCCTCTGGTTATAACGCCGAGATGGTTCAGTCTTTCAATAATGTTTATATTGTTAACGGATTTAATAACTTAACTAAATATAACGGAGTCACAATTAGTAGTTTTACCCAGCTTTCCCGACCCACTTCAGTGTTGGTTACTAATCTTTCAGGAGTCACGGGAACCTTTGAACGATCATTCAGAGTGAGCGCGTTTAATGCAGTTGGGGAAACCGTTGCATCAGATGCTGTTTTAGTGTCCTTTACTCCGCAAGACTTAACAAATACAACAATTAGAATTACGTGGGCTTCCTCATCGCCTGCTTCTCTGGTTTTAGGCTACGGCATATATGGTATAGATCAAGGGGATGAACGCCTCATTACGACGGTAGATAATTCAACTTTACAATATGATTACAAAGGAGTTCCTGATCCATCTCAGCTAGTATTCCCGCCGGCTGCCGATTCAACAACAGGCCCTGTGGCCAAATACATTGAAAGTTACCAGGACAAACTAGTGGTGGGCAACATTATAGCCTTTCCATCCCGCATTATGTGGAGTGGAGGGGGAAGTAATATTGATAAATTTAATTGGAGGTTCGGAGGAGGTTATATTGATATCGACAAAGACTCAGGAGATCAAATAACAGGACTTAAAGTTTTTCAAGATGCAATTGTTGTTTTTAAGGAAAGATCGGTTTGGCAAGTGACGCTAAGTGTGAGTGGTTCTCTTGTAATCCCAACAGTCAAGCTTGTGATCCGGGGAGTTGGGGCGGTATCCCACAGAACCATTAAGCACGTTGAAAACGATGTCTTTTTCCTAAGTAGGCGCGGAGTATTTACTCTAGGAAACGAAGCTAATTATGTGGCAAACGTCTTACGTACTAACGAGCTCTCAGCTAAAATTAGACCACTTTTCGCAACACTTTCGACTCAACAACTCCAGTCGGCTTGCGCTATTTATCAGGACAATAAATATCGATTATCTTTTTCAACAGGTGGAAGTGCTATGAACACAAAAGAAATCGTATACGACAGAGAACGTCTTGCCTGGATGGGTCCTCACATATATCCTGCCGTTCCTTCAGTTTATGAGGTTTATTATGATGGAGCGAATGCTGAGCATCTTCTGTGGGGAGACAGTAATGATAATTATGTCACTGAATTTTCAAGCTCAAACTCAGACGACAAAGGAGTCAAGATTCAAACGGCACTTTTAACAAAGAAAACCTCGTTTGGGAGTCCGTTTGGATTTAAACAAATTGAGCAACTCATGACCAACTGGAGAAATGTATATGGATCTCCAAATGTTAACGTGATATTAGAAACTAGAGATGGGGCAGTGGGAAGCGCTGAATCCTTTTCAATTTCCACGGCATTCTCAGGAGTGGGATGGGGATTTGACAAGTGGGGAACGGCCAAGTGGGGGAGCACTCAAGGAGCGGGTTCTTCACAAGGCTCAAATGATCTGGTTCGTAGAACATATATTGCAAAAGCAGCCAGAACAGTACAGTTGGAAATTACAACAACAGGCAACAATGATAAATATGAATTACTGGGGACTCAACTCAGAGCAAGACCACTAAGCGACGCAATCATCCCCTCAACTTGGAACACATCTTAAAAATCTATAGATTTATGAAAAACGAGGAACTAATATAACAATATGGCAGCAGGAATATCAAGAGCCCCGACACAAGAAAACATTTCATCTACTATTTCTAGTGGGATAAACGACACAACTACTACAATTACAATTGGAGATGCTTCAAAACTTGTTGCACCTTGTTACTTGGTTATAGACCGAGTTGATTCAGCTGGAACACTAAAATCAACCTCTCTTTGGGAATATGTGAAAGTTACAAATATTGCAGGAAATGATTTAACGGTAACCCGAGGGCAAGGTGGATCAACCAATCAATCCCACTCAGCAGGAGCTATTGTTGAGGCAGTCGCAACGGCTGCTATGTTTACCGATTGGTATCCAGTTTTAAATACCGAACACGATAATGCCGGAGGGCATGTCATTGTGGGTAACATGACGGTGGCGGGACTTAATCTCTTATCTGTTGCTACGGTTAGCGTCATGCACGTTAAAACTTGGCTTAATATATCAGGCGCTTCAGTAACTGGAATATCAACGGCTGATCCGTTAACTTTGGGTACAATAAATATAACTTCTAGGGCTAATTTTGCTTCGTTGGCATCTGCTCCTAAGGTGATGAGAAGTAACATTAATTCTAACTTATTCCTTCAGGTTGCCATTATTTCAGGGGTGAGCGTGGCATCAGGAGCGGGAATAACAGTTACCAAAAATTGGGATACGGCTTTTTCTACTTTCATAACAGGGTGGTCTCATATCGCACGGGCCACCGACCAAACCAACATGCTCACTCTTCAGACCCACGAAAACTCTAATATAAATACAGCGGGAACTAGACTAGAAAATAAAGCTGGAGCTGGCGAAACTGGAGCTACTCTTCATATTTATGGGATAGGAACCAAGGAAGGTGCCTACTAACGTTTATAATTTAGAATACCCTTTTTTAAAAAATTGTTGACTTTCAAACAGTGAACCAATAAGATAGGGGTTAGGAACACGTTTATTTACGTAACGGCCGAGAGAAATCTCGGTCTTTTTTGTGTCTTAAAAATTATGCCAGTCTTACAATCCAAACCACAAATGCAGAGTAACTCATATTTTAATCCTGCGAATTATGCAGGATCTATGCAATCAAACCCCAGACAATCTGTACCAGACCAATATAACGTGGTCTCTCAAAACTATAATACTCCAGTTAGTAACCAAGTTCTGGGGGCTTCAACGACTTATGGTGGTGGAGGGATAGGAAGCTCTGGTCAATCTGCAAGTATGGCAGGCTTGAATACTGCAACTAACAATATTAATAATCAGTTGGGGAATGGGCTAAGCGCAATCGATAGTGGATATAATGATTACATTTCTCAAATCGACACACAACAAGGCAATATCCAAAGAAGCGCAGCCGATGCCTCAGCAAATGTAGACGTCAACGCTCAGGGAGCAAGAAACCAGTTAAACAATCAACTAAATACTGCGAACCAAAGTTATGATACACAAGCTCAACAGGCTACAAAACAGGGAGCAACCGCTACTCAACAAGCTAGGGATTTATATAGACAACTTCAGCAACAAAACGTAGCTCAATTATCTGGAAGTGGCCTTTCGTCCTCATCGGTAGCCGAGGCTTTGGCTGAGAACTTGGGAGTGGAAACTGCCCGTCGTATTGCAGGAGTTACGGGTTCTACTAACGAAGTTCTTCAAAACATTCAAAAAGAGAAAGCCAATCAAGCTAATTATGTAAGACAGCAAATGACAGATCTGGAAGGAAAAGTTGTTGCTGCAAAAAATTCCATTCAGACTCAACTTCTTAATTCCATTGAGCAATTAAATAACCAAAGAAATGTGGCAGCTAGTCAAAAAGCCCAATCTCGACAGCAACTAATAACAGACGCGCAATCAAAAGTGGCTGATCTCCAAGTACAAGCCCAACAGTTTGCTCAAAGTTTACAACAATGGCAGGTACAAAATACGCAGAAACTTTCTAAAACCGAGGTTGATTTTAGTAAACTAACACAAGCTGCAAATACAGTGCAAAGTTTGGCTCAAGCGGGTCTACCTATGTCCTCGGCGATTGCCAAATACCTCCAGTCTGCTGGTGTACCTGTGTCAAGCGATTATGCTCCGACTTATATATCATCTATTAATCCCAACAAGACGCAAGATCCTTTGGAACAATTATTACAACAACAAAGAATAAGTCCAGCACAATCACAATGAAATGCAATCCAACAATCCACTTGATTTAGTTAGAAACTTCATACAGGATATTGGGACCAAACTTATAAATCCTGCAGTTCAACGAGGGAAGGTAAACAACACTGGCACTAATCTGGGAACCCAGTTTCAACAAAACACACAAAATGTAGGAAGAGCTGTTCAAACAGTCGGGAACAAAATCCCGTTTGTTGGAAATCCAATTAGTAATGTGGGACAAACCATTGAGCAAGTAGCTACTCCACAAGGAAGACAAGATTATCTAAAGGGTGTAAATGATCGCCTCTATACAGGAAGGACATATAAAGACTCTTCAGGAAAAATTGTACACGAATTTGATACCAAAAAGATGGCCGACCCCACCATATTCATGGGACTTTCGGCTCCTAGCGAACTTAAAATCCCAAAAATACCAGTCTCTGGAACGGAAGCTTACTTAAAAGAATTAATAACGGGTCAAAAAGCAGCCCAAGCGGGAGAGGGGATTGTTCCTAAATTTGGAGCCAAGGTTAATAATTTTCTAAACGATGTAAAGGCGAAAATTGTAGACTCAACGGCTCCAATTGAGGACGTGTTAAGCCAAGCGGAGAAGAAAAATAAATTTAATGTGTTACCCAAAAACGACATACGACTTCAAATTGACCGAACTCTCAGATCGAATAACCTGGCTGGACAATTTGCCAAAGATAATGGACTAGTTGATATTATTAAGGGAGCTCCTGATTTAAATGCCCTTAACCAATATATGATTGCAAAACACGCAGGAAGTGTTGAAGAGTTAGGTGTTCAAACTGGAAGAAACTTAGGAAAAGACAAACAATTGGTTCAGGACTTGGCCCCAATCTATGAGCCTTTTGCCAAACAAGTTAATGCATACACAAGAAAACTGCTTCAATATTCAGTGGACACTGGACTTGTGAGTCAAGACACAGCCGACGCCTTAATTAAAAAGTATCCAGAGTATGTTCCACTAAACCGTGTATTTAGTGATCTTGAAAAAGAATCCTTGCCAAAAGTGGGGACAAAGGCTGTGGCATCGCTTTCTAGCCAAAGTGTTGTTCAAAAATTAAAAGGATCAACCCGCGAGATTGTTAATCCACTGGAGTCAATCCTTGCCAAAACAAGTGATGCCTTTAGTCAAGGAGAGCGAAATGTGGCAGGACGCCAGCTGGCATCATACAAAGATCTTCCTGGATTTGAGGGTCTTATTAAAGAAGTTACGGGTAACGCTCCCACTCATTCATTTTCATATCTTGATAACGGAGTGAAAAAAGTCTTTGAAACGACTCCTGAGATAGCGTCAGCGGCTAAGAGTTTGAATGTTCAACAAATTGGGCTTTTAGGCAAAATCTTTAGAACACCAACTCGTATTCTTCAACTGGGAGCCACGGGCCTTAACCTTCCTTTTACGGTTACCAATGTGGCTAAGGACCAAATGACTGCGTTTGTTAATTCCAATAACGTAGCACGAACATCTCTACTTAATCCTATTAATTTTGTGAAAGCACTTTTTGCCGCAGTGGGCCACGGAGATTTATATGATGAGGTTGTTAGAAACGCAGCAGGTGGCACCAGCTTTGATATAGCCCGCGATGCTCCAAATCTCACAGTTGAAGCACTTCGCGCGGGAAAAAGTTTGGGAAGTAAAATTAAGTATACAGTCACAAGACCGTCTGAACTTCTACGGGCTGTCGAGGACATTATCGGCCGAGGCGAAGAATTAACGCGTATCCAACAATATGCAGGAACTAAAAATGGGTTACTTGCTCAAGGCAGAACCGCAGAGGACGCGGCTCTTTTAGGAGCCAAGGCCGCCCGCGAGAATACCGCCAACTTTGCCAGAAAGGGGGAGTTTAGCCGAGTGTTAAATGCAGTAATTCCATTTTTTAATGCAGGCATTCAAGGGGCCAGACAACTCACAAGAAGTTTCTCGCGAGCTCCAGTCGCCACCACTGCCAAAATTGGAATAGGTTTATTTCTCCCAGCTGCAGCCGCTACTACTTGGAACTTGTCAGACCCAGCGCGTCGACAAATATACGAAGATATTAAGCCCTACGAAAAAGACAATAACTTAATTATTATTCCAGACGGAGCCACAAAAGACTCTCAAGGCAGATATAACATTATAAAAATTCCTATCCCCCCAGGGCTTTCAAATCTTACTCGCATTTTTACAAGGTCATTAGAAGCTTCTCAGGGCATGGACCCAGTAGGATTTGGAGAAGTGGCCAGTAATTTAATTACTGCAGGAACTTCCATTGATGTAACTGATCCTAAAAAACTAGTATCGAGTTTTACCCCTCAAGCAGTTAAACCATTTCTAGAGACTGCGTTAAACAAAAATCTATATACAGGCCAAGATATAGTGCCCACTTCTATGAAAAACTTGCCAGCAAGTGCGCAAGTCAAAGACTATACTCCTCCAATTCCTCGAGCAATTGGAGGAATATTAGGGGTATCTCCACTTAAGGTTCAAAATTTTGTTAGTACCGCAGCAGGGGGACTCGGAAATCAACTCATGGGAGTGGAAAGTCCCGTTGAAAATCTCCAAAGAAGGTTTGGGAAAGCGTCAGGTGGCACACAACTAGACAACTTATATAGTGCAATTGACAAGTATCACGGAGTTGAGCAACAAGTAAAGGCCCTTATTAAATCAGGCAAAAAAGATGAAGCTATTAAATTTATTCAGGACAACAAACAGACCTTTAAATATGGGCAAGTTTTAAAATCAGTTGATAGCAAACTCACAAAACTTAATAAAATTAAAAAGGATATTAGCTCAAGCTCCAACCTCTCCAAATCCGACAAGGATTCTCTTTTGGCGCGAGTCGATGAGGAATTAAAATCTATAGCTTTCGCGGTGAATAAGACAGTAAAATAGATGAGTATGGCAAAAAAGAGAACATTAGCCAGTTTCATAGCACAAAACAGGATCAGGACTCCTAAAGCCTTAAAAATTAAGCCCATGAAACTTCCTAAACTTAAGCCCTACCAATTCAAATCAAGAATAAAAATATAATCATGGCAAACGGACCTTTAGATATTGTGAAACAATTACTCAACTCTATTTTTCCATCTCAAACTGTGGTCTTGGAAAAAGGAAAACCTATTAGATATGTGTCTGATTCAAAAAAGTCTGCTAATGTCACTCCTCCAACGGTTCCGCAAGGGCCTCAAACTGCATTCGCCGCCCAACCTCAGACTTCAATGGAACCCACCAAAGAGGACTATATAAACGCAATTAGGATAGCTTCTGGCAAGGACCCAGTTGCTACTCTTTCAGCTCAAATTGTCAATGAACAATCCAAGTACCCAATCTTTCAAAAGTTTCCATTTCTTGCAGTCGCCCAAAGCCAATTGGAATCTGGAGGATTAAAAGACTTTCAGAAGATACCTAAACTGGTTAACAAACCCAAACAGGCATTGGGTTGGGGAATGGGAGTAGATAGTTATAATCCCCCCAACGTAGGACAAGTTTTCTCAGACATGATATCAGGTGTGGGTGGAAGACAAGGAACAGGTTACACTCCATCCCAACTTAGAACTTCACAAATATACCAACCGTTCAGGGACTCGGGGGATATTAATCAATATGCCAATATATATGCTGGTCCGATTACATCCCAAAATCCAAATGCAGGTCCAGTCTATGCCAATAATTTAAAGACAGTAATGAATAAGTACGCGACAGTCTTAGATTCAATTATGAAGCAAAAAGGAGGATCTTATTCAATTAGATATTAATCATGGACCTACAAAATATCAATATCGTTCAACTGATTTCATTTTTAGCTGGCCCTGTGGCCATCATTATTAACCTCTGGATTGCCAACAAACTTTCCCCAATAACAAACAATGTAACTCTTTTGAAACAACGCTTGGAATGGCTTGAAGGGGAGAGTAAAAGACGCGAGCCATTGATGGACCGGATGACAAGAGTTGAGGAGCAGTCAAAGGAAAACGGCAAAAAGCTTGATGCCATTGAGGGAAAAATGGATAGATTACTAGATCAAAAATGACAATTAACGAGTTCTTTCTAAAATATAACGGAGTGGGAATCGATCAAGATAAAAGTTTCGGCTTCCAATGTATGGATGTATACCAACAGTATAATAAAGAGGTGGTAGGAGCGCCCGTTGTGCCATCTAACGCCATTGATGTTATTAAAAGGTATCTCAAGGAATCATACGATTTTATTAAAAATACCCTCACTAATTTTCCTCAAATGGGGGATGTAATTTTATGGACAAATGGAATAGGAGTTTATGGTCACATTGCAATTTGTTTGACAGCCGATATTAATCATTTTATATGTTTTGAACAAAATAACCCGATAGGCTCGCTTTGTCATTTCGGGAGCCACAATTATACAAACATTAATGGTTGGCTTCGTCCTAAAAAGAACATCTCTGATGCAGTTGACCAAAATGCTTCACGAGCTATAGTTGAGGTAACAAACCAAACTCTACTTGATCTTACCCCATGTGGAGAGGGTTATGGAAAAACAGAGTTTCAACAAGTAAAAGCTATGCTCATTGCCAAGGATGCCCAAATTTTGCACTTAGAGGATGTGATTGCCAAATACCCTCAAAACGTCAAAATTGAATCTAAATCTAATACCAATCTACTTTCCCAACTAGTAGATTTGGTGGCTCGTTTAGTTGGGAAGTGATGGAAATTACACCGAAACAATGGGATCAGTTAGTTAGAAGACTGGGGGATATTGAGTCCAGTATTGCAGATGACAGGCGAGACATTGACAAAATCTCAATTATCCTAGAAACCGTTAAGGCTCAAAATGACAAGATACTGGGGATGCAAAGCCGTACTCAGGGAAAGATTGAAAGCGCAGTTGAAAACGCAGTGAGTCAAACGATTGAGCCAATGAGCGAGAAAGTGGATACTCTGGTAGAGAAAAAGATTTTAAAAGTGAATAAAGATCAGGTGAAAGAATTAGGTATGTTACAAAAATTACATAGGAAAGTGAAAGGCTGGAGGTGAATTAAATGGGAGGAAAATTGCTCTGGACAGGACTCACAATTATAATGACAACTGGATTAATTAATTTGCCAGCCGCAGTGGTTGTGGGGCAAGTTTTAATGATAATAGGATGTGTTTTAATGTGGTTGGATAAGTAAAGGTGGTGAAGTAAAAATGAATAATTTTGATCCATTAGTTTTGGCAGGAATTGGTACTGCTCCTGTTATTGAGCAGATTATTGAATACATGAAGGGAGAGTGGGGGATACCCTCAAAATTTGCTCCCATTATTGCCATTGTTTTGGCAATTGGAATAAATGGAATTATTGGGGTGCTTTTAGGCTGGGAGCCAAGATCAGTTGTGGCGATTGGACTTTTAACTGGATTTACAGCTAACGCATGGCATTCAACAGTGATGAAGCCAAATAATACATAAATACGAAGAAAAGAGGTGATATATGCATAAACACGAAAAACCAGTCAAATGTGAACACAAATTAGAATATTGCAATCATTGTGATGTAGTCTATTGCACGAAGTGTAGAAAAGAATGGGAATTTGTAATACATAATTTTTTAACTGAAACTGACGAAATCAGAAAGGTAATGGAGCCAGCTCTTTGCAAATCCGGTTTGGGTTGGAACACAGGGAACAATACAGGTTTGTAATCACGAATTATGAGCGCAGAAAGAGGATGTCAAGTAGTCATAAATGCAAAGGCCAAGGCCCAGTCACGTGGGTTTAATCCTGAACTTGTATTTTGCCCACTTTTAACCGGCAACGCCTGTGATGGACAGACGTGTATGTTTAATGAATTAAAAGATGTAGTTAAGGTTTCCTCTCAAGTTGAGAAGTTTTTTAATAAATTGGAGACAAGAAATGGCAAGGGAGTACGTAAGTAACTATTGTGAGGTGGAGCGCATGGCGCATGAAAACGCCGACTTTTTTAAACTTCTAGATGAACTCAATACCGACAATTTAGTGAGCCAACTTCTAATTGAATACGGAATATATAAAGAAGCAGCACGAAATAAAACAATTTCTCAACAATCAATTGACCGCCAACACCAAAGAGCAATTTGGGTAGAGCGTGCATTAAGACAAAGAATTTGTGAAAATGAAAAAGTACAAAACAGGAATGCTAGTTAGGTGTGAATATTGCAAGGTCAAAGTAATTGCTTGTGGAGTTAGAAATAATCTTTACGCTTGTTTTACCCATTTGTCGCAAAATGTAAAAGATGCTAAAATAAAGAAAAGGCCGTAAATAAGACCAAATACGTCGCAAAACTATTATTGTACGACGTATAGTAAATATCAGTTCTATATACTCCCCTAGCTCATTTATACCCCATACTTAATATCAACTTGACATGGGTAGTTAATTGTGTTTATACTTTTTATTATGTACAAAGACTATTTTGGGCTTTTAGAAATGCCGTTTAGGATATTGCCTGATCCGATCTATCTTTGGGAATCTGAACAGCACAAAGAAGCCAAAGAAAAGATACTTTACTATGTAAGACTGTCTCAAGGCCCTATTTACTTAATTGCTCCCACGGGAACAGGTAAATCCTCTATCGCTAAGCGCATAAAACTTGATTTAAACGCAGATAGCACTAAAAAGGTTGTATATGTCATGGCTCCTGAACTCCCCACCACAAACGCATTCCTACGCTTTGTAATGGATGAATTTGGGATTAAGACCGACCGTGCCTACGCTAAAAACCTAAGACTCTTTGAGCAATTTCTAAAAGATGAATTTAAAAACGGAAGCTCCCCTATTCTACTCATTGATGAGGCTCAAAATATGAATGGGCAAATGCTTAGGCTCATTCAACATCTTTTTAACTTCTCAACAGACAAAGAGTTCTTAATTCAGATTGCCCTATTCGCCCAGCCTGAGCTACAAAAGAAATTAAACCGACTCCCCTCTTTGAAAAGCCGCCTCATGGCCGCCAAACTCTCCCCTCTTGACCGAGCTCAAACTGAAAGCATGATGAAGTTTCGTTGGACTGTGGCAGGAGGAACTAATGAGAGTTTTCCGTTTACAAAAGAAAGTATAGACGAGATAAGAGAATTAACTCATGGTGTCCCCCGCGCTATCATAAAACTCGCCGATCTTTGTCTTTTAAATGCCGCTATAAATAAAGAGAAAAAAATCACCAAAAACATTGTTGTTAAGATGTGGCCTGAGATGTTAGTGGAGGCTGTTTAATATGGGAATGTATACAGATTTAGATAAAATCAATCCTAAAAAAGAGACCAAGATAGAACCCAAGAAAGAAATCTTGGAAGAAACCAAGACTCCAACCAAGATTCCTACCAATATACCTACAAAGAAAGATTTGGAGGAATTTAGTTTTAAATATAGAAATTTATCTACAAAGAACTTGAACATGGAACTTCCCAAGGAATGGATGAGGGAGGTAAACAATATTGCAAACAAGATGGAAATAAAGAAAGTTTTAATCTACAGATATATTATTGGCAAGTTTTTAGGAAAGGTGAAATGAATAACCAAACCATATTCTTAACCCTCCGTGCCATTGGAATTATCATCATAATTCTTTGCATGGTGTGGCAGATTAGGAGGAATAAATAATTATCATTTTGCGAGCGTATACAAAATGATAATTAAATGAAAGAAAGGAGGTTAAAATGGAGGCAAGAAAATTATTATATTTAAACATGCTTTTAGAAATCGTAAAAAGCTATGATGTAGATATTGACGAACAAAAATCTATTCTACGGGAGTTAATAAATGATTTAGAGGAGGCATGGAACAAAGAAGTCCATAGAGCAGAATGAATTTTAAGTACTTATCTAGTAGTGATAACGGTCTTGACTCAAAACAAAAACTGCGCCTAAAATAGACGCAGTTAAGTTATCTAATTTAACCAACTTGGTTTTCGCGAAACCAAGAGGCTGTTTTGTGTACCCGATTAGCCAACACCTATGTACATGAATAATTTAAAACATATAAATAAAAATGTCAAGCTCTGGTGTATGTCTTTGACTTACAAAGATGTAATTGCAGAGCTAGTTTACACGCTAGATAATTGCCTTGCACTTGCCCAGAAATTAGATACTGCTGTGTCAAAAACTACATACTTCCAATCTAGCCATATTCCTTTGATAGTGGGAGACTCATCAGCCGGCATCCCCTAAACATCAGTTTAGGTTTCCCAATAATGCATGCACTAGATGACCCGTTGGTAAGAGCAAGTAACTGAGTTTCCTCGAGGCGGAATAATATCTGCCTTAAAGGTAAGATCACCTCATCGAGAGATGACTCGCCTCTTAAATGGAAGTTTTAAAAAAACACACGAAGTGGCGAGAGGAAGTAGTGGTATAGAGAGAAAACAAACAAGACGGGGGAATGTCCGAGGGTAGCCTACCTTACCCGCAGGGGTAATATGGTAGTTATTTGTAGTCCAGAGTTAGAAACGCCTCGAGCGAAAAAATTTAGACCATTTTGCCGATGTCGGGAATTTGGTCGTGTTATAATTAATATACTGCCGTGAGTAATGAAGTTAGTGCTTCAAATTTAAAGGTCTCGGATTCGCTACCTTTAAAAGAAACCCCCAAGGCTTTCGTTCACCGCCAGATTTTAATTGGCAACAAAGACATGATTCAAAAATCATTAAAAAGATACTGGAAGTGGCAAAGAGAAAGCGAAAAAGATCAATTCATTGCCGAGGCTGAGAAGATTCTTGGTAGTTAGTCTATAGATTGACTAGAACTTGTTTAGGATATAAAATGACTTTGTATGGGAAGTGCTGTCCAAGAGAAGAAAGAACGTAACGAACAGTTGTTCAAAGATTACCAGGCGGGTATGAGTAAAACCGAGCTTCAAATTAAATATGCCATTTCATATCCCAGGCTTTATCAGATCATTACTCAGATGAAGAAGAAATTGAGCAAAACGTCCGCAAAGCTAAATTGACATATTTTGACCTATTGACAATACCTAGTCTATACCATAGACTAAGTTATGAACAAATCATTAAGTCAATTAGCCAACGAGTTAGAAATAGATTTAGCCCGACTGGAAGTTTACCGAAAGAAGTTAGACGAGTTTTACAAAAGAAATGTATTAGGACAAAAGGTAACAAGCGATGTAATTAATCTGGGGCTTAACGGTTACGAGGAATATTTAGCAATTTTGTCAATTAATAACGAGGAAGAAAAAGAGAAAGTTCACGAAGATTTACCTTTTTAAGTTATGGAAAAACTTGCCGAGGCCCATTGTGAAAACATAAATTGTAACAAAAATAGGCCGGCGTTAAGTACACACGAAATAGAAATGTCGGAAAGGAAATTTGGAGAAAGACTTTGTCTTGATTGTTTCTTGGTAGAAGCGAGGAAATTATGGAAGTCGAACGAAAAGTAATTAAAGAGGACTTGGAAGTATTGAAAAACTATCTGGGGGTTTTAAACGAAGATTCGGAGAAATTAAACGGTGTTCTTAGGGAACAAATATTAAAAATGGCTACGATAGTTAGGGAGTGTGAGGAGGAGTTAAAATGACAGACGAAGAAAAACAAATGAATGATTCTTTAAAAGGCCTTGTGAGCGTACCAAGTGCTCTAGGACTTCCAGAAGCGGGTGCATCGGTTACTTATAGCATTGTTACCCCAAACGGCTTTCCAGTTTTATTTACGCTACGAGAGAACTCTGGAAAATTACTTCTTTCAAAGATGACCGCTCTTGAGAAAAATCTGGTCGAGGAAAAATTCACTCCTCAGCCATTAAGAAATAGCGGTTTTCCCAAAAAAGAAGTTCAGTATGTTGAGGGTAAGAAGTGTCCTAAATGTGGAGGAAGATTGGTCAAAAAACTTACAAAAGACGGAAAAGAATATCACACTTGTGAAAACTACAAATACGATTTTACTACCAAAACAAATATAGGAACTTGCAGTTTTGTGGATTGGCTAAATCAAGGAACTGAAGAAAAAAGAGAAATCCCAACAACATTCTAAATATGGCACTAATTTTTTACATATCACTTATGTTTTCACTTTTTGTTTTAGCAGCTTGGTGGATTCATAAATACATTCAGACATATGAATTTAAATACCTACTTTTGTTTACCAGTGTATTGCCTGGAATTATGGCTCTTTTAATTCAAAGGCCATTTTAACTAATATGCAGTCATACGCGGATAGAATCAAAAAAAATCATACAGGTTGGAGTAGTGAGAAGTGTTATACATGCTCTAGGGTTCTTACAAACGCCCAACTTAAATTTAGTATGAGAGTTTTCGGGAAAGCACTATGCCGGCTTTGCCAAAGATTGGAAAAATAAATTGACAAAAGGTAAGTGAGGGGTGTATAAGCCCCAAGCATAGGTAAATACAGGATTAAAATATTTTGTTTTACCTGCCGGAAAGAAGTGTGGGTTGAGTGTGACAATGCAAGAGGAAGGGGTTGTAAGTGCAGTAAGTGTAATGGAAAATCGGGGGTAATTAAGGATATAGTGAAGGTTGAGGATTAAAATGGAGGTGATATATGTATAGACAAGGTGATTTATTAATAACAAAAATAGATAGTTTGCCTACGGGATTAAAAGAAATCCCTAGTGGAATAGTATTACGAGGCGAAGTTACAGGCCACGCCCATCGTTTGGTGGATGGTGATGTGTTCTCAGATAAAAACGGCCTCTTATATTTGGCTGTAGCCAATATTGGCCAATTAGTGCACGAAGAACATAAACCAATAAAACTATCAAAAGGACTTTATAAAATTGTTAGACAGCGTGAATATACAAATAAAGACGCAGTTAGATTGGTGGTGGATTGAAAGTGGCAAAAAGAGAGTATTCATTAGCAACTGAGAAGCTCATAATTCACATGTGTGAATTAGTCGAGCGAAAGGACTTTATTCTAAATAAGGAAAAGGGAGCTGAGTATGTGCTTAAAACTTACGATTTATTTGATCTTCCAAGACCCAAAAAGATTATTTGGTGTATAGATATTTTCGATAAAAAATTTCAAGATGCCGCTCGGTCCGCTGGGTCCGCTTGGTCCGCTTGGTCCGCTCGGTCCGCTCGGTCCGCTCGGTCCGCTTGGTCCGCTTGGTCCGCTTGGTCCGCTCGGTCCGCTCGGTCCGCTGGGTCCGCTTGGTCCGCTTGGTCCGCTCGGTCCGCTCGGTCCGCTGGGTCCGCTTGGTCCGCTCGGTCCGCTCGGTCCGCTGGGTCCGCTTGGTCCGCTTGGTCCGCTGGGTCCGCTGGGTGGACCGCCTTAGATGATGATTTTAACTGGTTTGTTATCGAGCATGAATATTGTAAGAATCGTGAAGATAACTCAGGGGAAGAACCTAATAAAAACGATAAGTTATATTTAGAGTATTCAAAACTTTTCTTGAAAGCCATTGAATGTGGAGTGGGTTATAGAGTTGAATGGGAAGATGCGCTATACCTCGTGCCTGATCGAATTTGTAGAATTGACGAACAAAACAGATTCCACTCACTTACGGGTCCTGCTATCTGGTGGAAAGGCGGCCATGAATTTTACTTTGTGAACGGAGTTTTAGTTCCAGAAAAAATAGTTAAAACTCCAGAAAAACTAACTAAACGTGACTGGGTAAAAGAGAAAAACTTGGAAGTAAGACGCATAATTCAAGAACGTATGTCTGATTTTGTCAAAAAAATTGGAGGCAAAAGAATTGATAAATCCCTTAAAGGTGAACTATACGAAATTGATTTAAAAGATGATCCTGAGAAAATTGCGCATTATATTAAGGTAAAAGACGCAAGTACCTCTAGAATTTATTATTTACGAGTCCCGCCGACAGTTGAAAAAGTGGATGAAGCAATTAGCTGGACATTCAATTTAAAAACGGAAGATTATCAACCAATTAAGGAAACTTAATTTTTTCTTTGTGGGGTAGAGAGGATGGAACTGATCTGTCTTCACTCTATTACAATTTAGGTGTGTGATTGGGGTTAGGTTTTAAGTTTTTTGCGGTTTAGCACTCCGGTTTTGATCGGAGAATAGAATTTAAAGCCGTGCCCCACAAGGAAAGAATTGTAGATTGAAGGAATATGGTGGAATTATTGTTTAACATATATGGCCCCTTGGCCTTTGCTCACTTTGTGCCACAAGCTATGTTTGCGCATTTGTATGCAAAAAGACAAGAAAAGAGGAGGCCACTTATTACTCACAAATACCCCAGTCTCTCTATTGTGATTCCTGTGTATAACGAGGACCCCACTCTTTTAGGTGATTGTATTAAAAAAGCAGTTGAGGCCACATATAAAGGCCCAAAGAGAATATATGTTATTGATGATGGAAGTAAAAACATTAAAAATCTTGTCTTAGTTTATCAACGGGCAGAAGAGTTATTTGGTAATAAGGTTAAAATTATTTTAAATAAAGAAAACAAAGGAAAAAGACTAATTCATAAACAGGCCTTTGATTTGATTGACACAGATATTATTGTCACAATTGATAGTGACACTTTAATCTCTGAGAATGGATTAGTAGAAATTGTGGACGACTTCATTAGGGACTATAAAGTGGGAGCGGTAAGCGGCTATGTGGGGGTTGAAAACAAAGAAAAGAACTTTCTTACACGCCTAATTAGTTATCGTTATTGGCTCGCATTTAATCAGGAGCGTGCTGCTCAGTCCTACTGGAGTTGTGTTACTTGTTGTTCTGGCCCATTTTCAGCATATAGAAATAGAGTTATTCAAAGGGTAAAAGAGAAATACGCTACCCAGAGATTTTTGGGCCACGATTGTACGTTTGGGGATGACCGCCATTTAACCAACCTTATTTTGAATACTGGCATGAAAGTTTTATACAATAATCGAGCCATAGCCTATACTCACGCCCCAGAAAATCTAATTAGTTACGCCAAGCAGCAAATTAGGTGGAACAAAAGTTTTTATAGAGAGATTCTTTGGAACACAAAAAGTATATTTAAACAAAGTTGGTACATGAGCTATGATGTACTAATGCAGTTTATTACTTTGATATTATTATTTGGCGCCATCACGCACGAAGTAATTATAGTTACTCGTAACCCAATTCACCTAGTCAATTTTGCCCTTGTTATTGCAGTCGTTGCCCTTATTCGCGCACTATATGGCCTTTATAGAACACATGATCTGGGATTTCTTACATTCTTGGCCTATGGATTTATATATGTATTTATGCTAGTTCCTCTAAAAGCTGTGTCACTAGCCACACTAGGGAAAAATGGATGGGGGACACGCTAGATGAGTTTATTATTTAAATGTGAAAGGTGCGGGCAGATTCGAGATTGGGATAGACCCGATGAGATTCCTATTTTGGTTGACCGTCTTTTTTCCAGAAATGGTTTTAATATGGATCAAAAAGTGGATATTTGTAGAGACTGTTTTATAGAATATAAAATGCTGATTGATAAATTTATGAAGGGTCAAAAATGAAAAATAATAAAAGTTTGCCGCTTGGGGGGAAAAAATTTTACGGATTTATGTATAGGGGTAACGGATACGGCTGGTGGAAAACTAAAAAAACGGCAATTAAATATGGGATCGTAAAATCGCTAACCGACACAAGTGAGTTTGCCCATAGGGGATTTGGTCTTTTCGAAAGCGATGATGGCAAAACCTGTGGTTGGCCACTTGGAATGTATCGTTTCTAAATAAAAATGAAAAATAACATGAATTCAAAAAGCAAGAAGAAGATTGAGAAGTTTGATCAAACAATTCATTTTGGAATTGATAAGGTTAACTTTACTGAATTACATAACGAGCTAGTCCCTATCAGAAACAAAATAAACGAGATTATAGAAGCAGTGAATAAAATAAATGGCGAAAAATAATCAAAACTTGCCGCTTGGGGGGAAGGTGGATATGAAAATTAAGAAATTGATTCTAAAAACTTTATTAGAGATAT